CAAAAAAAATCCCCAACTAATGTTGAGGATTTTTAAAAAGTTGTTAAACTCTATTAAAGTTAGACTACTCTGTATTCACCTGCTGTTACAGTTGCGTTTGCACCTGAACCAGTTAGTACTGGTTGGATTGCCGCTAGTAAGTCAGCCGCTGAAGGATTGCCTTCAACTCCAACATGCATAATTGTTGCGGAAATACTGTTAATTAAAACTGGTGTACACCTTGTTGCTAATGCTGATACAACTAATTCACCTTTTTGAGCCGCTCCTGCTGAGAACCCAAATTGGCTAATATTGTCTGTACCGTCTACTTCGTCTATGATGAAGTGGCTTAAAGAACCAACTAATAGTTGGCTGTTATCTAACACCGCACCGTTTACTCTTGTTTGTGCCATCTTAATACTCCTAATTAGATTTGAATAATTTAATATCCTGGTTAAGTATATTTATCCAGAAGAGTGAGTTTTTTAAGTAATACGTTTTAGTAAATTGGAGTTAGTTATTAAAAGTGTCTTTCGGTGATTGGGAACGTTTTCTAGCCATCTTAGTATATCTATCACTTACTGATTTTGACATTGCTTTGCCTGAATCCATTGTGTCTGATACAGCATTTATATAGCCATCTTTTCCAAAGTCTTTAATCGAATTATATGCTTGTTTAATACCTTTTATTATACCAGGGCCACCTTTAAAAGCATTTTGATTGCCAACTTGGGCACCACGTGTTTTCTTTTGTGCATCCGGGTCTGCTTTCTTATTAGCCTTTGCAGTATTCATTTTTGCAGTAGCAAATTCTCTATCTACTTTAGGTCTTGAATTACGAGCATCTCTTCTTCTCTGTTGTTGCATTACTGCTGATGCTTTATCTATTGCTTGATCCCAAGTTTTAATTTTGGGTAGTTGGTAAGCATATTGTATTGCTTTCATCATTTTAGGATCATCACCATACAAAATTTGTACATCACCTAATGTCATTGTTTCGTCGTCTTCTAAAATAATGTCTTTAATTTGCATAACTGTATTTATACCTTTTTACGACCACTTGCCCAATAACCTGCTATAGCACCTATACCTGCACCAGTTTTACTTCTTACTTTACCTTTAGTAATCTTAGGAAGTATTTTACTACCAGCATAAGCACCACCAATTGTAGCGGCGGCTCTTTTTAATTTGCTTGTGGGCTTGTCTTTTGGAACATTATCATATGCTCTACTTGTTTTCATACCCATTAAATTATTGAATATCTCTGAACCTTTTCCTTTTAATCTAATACGTTGTATCATCTTTGCAACAACAAATTGTTTTTGACTATATTTTAAATCGCCCCAGTCTAAAATTAAACGTCTCCATTGTTTGAACATAGGATCTTTAATTTTTAGTTGGGATTCCAATCTTATAAGATATGAACTTGCTTCACTTCTGCTTGGTGTATATCTAGCAATCTTATTCATAAACATATAATGCTGTCTATTGTTAAAATTAAGAGTTTTTAAATGGTCTCTGTCTTTGTTTTTTAACTTTAAACCCTGATATTCTGGTTGATTAATAGCAAAGCCTAGCATGTATATATCCGTTGCACTAGTCCTAAATACTGAATAAGGACCATATTGTGTAGTTTTTCTTGCGTATGCTGTACCGTAATCTTGTTGTTGCCCGTCTAATGCAAACATATACAATGCAAGTGTTTCTAAATACATTAAATCTGCAATATCTTTTCCTTGAAGACGTGAAAAACTAGCAGTAAATCTAAACAGTCTACTTTCGCTAAGTTCAGTATCAATTAATTGATACATTTCTTGTTTTACATCTTCCATACTATCCCGCTGGTTTACCTGAGCCAAAGTTTAGCCTACTAAACTCTAATCTGTCTACAAGTTTTAAAGCATTACCCATTCTGTCAACTGCAACAAAACCTTCTTCTCCAGTAACTTCAAATCCTTTGTCTGTTTGTACAAAAGTATTCATAACACGGATTTGTTCTAATTTTTTAACTATTTTAATTTTTGCTTCTATAACTTTAAGGTATAAATCATATACACTAACAATACTGTTTAAGTGTTCTCTAATAAATTTAACACCTGAGACCATTGCTTCTTGTTTTCTATCTATTGTGGCTTGGGTTTTTACCTTGTCTATTTCTTTTGTCATAAAGTCTATGTACTTTTGTACAAAGCCTTGTGCAAATTTTGTAGGCTCATCAAATGAACCCTGTCTTACTTGATTGTTAGCATGTGCTTTTAGTTGTTGTAAGAAGTTTTTACCTATTAAATCTGTGCCTTGTCCTAACCATGCAAATGTTTCACCGTCAACAGTCTTTAAATACTGGTCTGCAACACTAATAGCCTGCATGATGTCTGCACTTTCACCTGCTGTAAATGTTACTGTACCACTTAGGTCTTTTATAATTGCATCTCTGTGCCAAACACCGGGTGCCTGTCCTAACACACTACTATCAAATCCAAACTTTGCTGTTGTATCTGCTAATGTAGGTCCGCCTACATACTCTGTGTGCCACACAATACCTATTTCACTCTGTGATATTGTTTTTGCAAGTTCACTTTCAGAGGGTACTGCATAAGTTAAAGTATTAGGTGCAAAAGTTAAATAACTTTCTCCGTCTATACTTTGTGTTGAAATAGTATCTTTTGCAAAAAGGAAATCTCCTTGTGCTATAGTAGTCCACTTTAAACGTTTTAATGTGTTTAATGCAAGTATTAATTTATCTTGTAATCCTTCTGCAGGATGATTTGCTTTGATATCTGCTACTGTAAAGTTAATTTTAGGCTTTCTAGTAAACACGCCTTTAGTACCTACAAAAAATTTACCTGTTGATGGATCTTTGCCTGCAACAATGGCTGGAGCGCCATCCCATTTAGTTGTCATTGATACTGGAGAGTTTGTACTACCGTCTAACATTTCATGCAAACTGTACAGATAATTAATTGCTTCTTTGGCGCCATCATATCCTTTGTTGAATATGTTATCTTCCAAATGTTCTAAGTGGGTGTTTTTACCTTCTGCTTCTGCAACAACACTTTCAGTTAAGATGCTTGTTATAAGAGGTTTCGTAAACTCTTTAAGTCGCATTTTATAAACCTGCTAATGTTTTAAGTTTTGAAAGTTGAATGTCTTGTATAGGTATAAGAACTACACTATCAGTAATAGATTCTGAAATTATAACCTTATAACCAATGTCTTCCCATGTTAAGCCTACTGCTTCAAGTATTTTATTCATGTGCTGATATGCTTCAGTTCGTAAAGCTCTTGCCTGGGTAACCATTGCTTTGTATTCTGCTGGGTTAGATTTGTTTAATCCGCTTTGTTTTAGTATAGGGCCTACAGTATTTAAGTAGTTATTAACATCTGTATTGGCGGCATGCATTCTTACAAGTTCTGCTACCATGTCTTGTGCAAGTTTTAATTTTTGCTCTGGTTGTTGTGCTGGGTCCATTATTCTTTTTTGGAATGCTGATAATTCTGAAACTGCTAATCCGCCTATTGCTTTTTTATCTGCTGGGTCGCCTTTTCTCATAGCCTTTGTCATTGCTCTTCCAATACCAGCACCAAATTTAGCACCTAATTTTTGTCCTGTTGTAGCGTCTGGATCGTTTGCAGTTTTACTAGCAAGTTCGCCACCAATTGCTGTATTAATTTTATCGCTGGCGTAATCTTTTGCTTTCTGCAAAATACCTCGTTGATCCTTGCCTTGTGCTCTACTAGTAAGATTTTTACTTAGAGCATCGTCTGGTGCTAATGGGAATTTACCTGGAGCCGCTTTTGGTACTGAACCTTTAGTTGGCATGCCATTTTTATCTGCTGTTACACCTATAACTTCTAGCCAACCTTTATCAGTGTATTGATAAAACAATCCGTTTGCGTCTGATTGTATTTTACCAACTTTAACTCTTTGTTTTGCAAAGTCGCTAACATCACCGCCTACTTGCGATTTGGCGTCTCTAGCCTTTGCGGCTTTGTCTTTTTTGTATTGTTGAACTCTATTACTTTTGCCATCTGTAGTTCCAGGCTCATCACCAAAGTTTTGTTTAATCTGTTGGTCTACTCTTTTATCGTTTCTATCTCTAGATTGTTTACCTTGTTGATTGTATTTGGATCTATCATCTCTAGGATCTACTCTTTTACTTGTAGCAGTTTTCTTATCCTGCTTTCTTTTTGCTTTGTTGTCATTCGATACTAATTTATCGTATGCTGGACTAGTTCCGTTAAGGGATTGTCCTGTATCGGTATTGTCATATTTTCTGGTAACTGGGTTATATTTGTAATTACCTTTGTTTGGGCCTTTACTAATAGTCTGGTTTGGAATAGTTCCAGGTTGTTCTGATATAATATCCTTACTTCTCATTTGATTGACTCTCGTTGACGACTTTTTTAATGCCTCTAGAGAATTTTTTTGAATCACCTGATTTAATTGAATTAATTAATCTACGTTCTAAGTCTAATGCTTCTTCTGGACTATATGCTTCACGCAATATTGCTTTGATATTTTCTGCACTAGACACTAGGTGTTCAACTCTATTTTCGAGAACATGGTGTCGACTTCTGTCTACACTTATAGAATTTAATTCTTCTAATATACTTCTCGATTTTTTCTCTGACATTTATTTATTTCCTAATGTTATATGCATATTTATCATTTAAAGGTCGTTTTTCTTCATAAACTCCTGCATGTTTAATGCAGTACTAATTGTATTAGTAGTTTCTGGTTCATCTGTTTTTATACTATTACCTCTTTTTAGTTGGTCTATAAGGCTTCCAGTGGTCATTGTCATTGAATCTTCATCTTCTTCGTCTAAATCTTCTACTCTTAATGTATCAGGATTAAATTTTAAATCTACTTTACTACCTACACCACTACTAGAACGTGTTTTCATAAACTGTATTTGATATCTACCACGTTCTCTCATAGCATTACTTGTAAATATACCCACAACATTATCTGCTGTTTGTATTTTACTAATACCACCTGCAATATGATGGTGGTCAAATTCTATTTCTTCTACTGCACCTCTATTCAACTGTGATGCTGTTACAAATAATGTTTTAGATTCCATTGCAAAGTTACGCAACTCCTCAGATACATACTTGTCTTTGATAAACAAGTCTCCGGGACTTACTTTAGCACTAATAGGACTCATTAAGTCTAAGTAATCAACTAAAATACAATCTACTTTAACATCTTTATTAATTTCATATTCTCTAACGTATGCTCTAATGTCATTTGCATTAACACCACTAGACATTTGTTTAACACGGAACTTACCTGCATTTTTACCTTTCATTCTAACTTTTAAATCAACATCATCCATGTTCTTCATTATTTCTTTTGTGCTGTATTCACTAATCATCGCATCAAGACGCATACTAATTAATTGTTCACTTAACTCTAAACTAATATAAACAACATTAAGTCCTGATAATGCCCAATTAACTCCTAAGTTTTGCAAGAACAAACTTTTACCTGCACCAGAACCGCCAGCAAAGATTGTTATCTCGCCTCTGTTCAATCCACCATATAGTTTTCTATCAAACATTTTCCAGCCTGTGCTAACAGAACCAGCCTGTGCTTTAATGTGCTGTAATCTCTCTTTAGGATTTTCAAAGTATTCAAGTCCTAAGTCTTTTACAAGACTAATTTGACTTGCTTCTTTAATTTTATTTTCTACTGCACCATAATCAGCATTTTCTAATAAGTCAGTACTATCAAGTATTGCTTTTTCTAATCCTTTATGTCTGCAGAATCTTTCGAAACTATCTAAGAACCAATCTGTATGATTTTCTGTTAAGCCGTCTATACGTTCTAATTCTGTTCCAGTAGTTGCTTTAATTTGGTCAATAGTTGGGATAGCACTATATTCTTCACTATGTTGTTTTAAAAACTTAACAGCATCTTGGAACTTCTTATTAAACATATAAGGCTCAACAATGTTGTTTACCCTAATAAACAATTCAGGATCTGTAATTAAAAAGTTTAAAAACATTTCTTGTATTTCTTCTGTGTAGTCGCTTATATTATCCATTTATGTTTTTAAACTCCCTAGTAAGTTCTGCCGCAATTATTTTATGACCTTTTGGCGTTGGATGTAATGTATAATCTATGTGTCCTTTAGTTACAAAAGATAATGGTCTTTTAGTCCATTTGCCTAAGTCTAATGCTCTGCCTAGAATCTTTTCGTAATCAGTATGCAATGAATGTGCTTGTTGCTTACCATCCTCATCTAAATACATATGGTCTGTTGCTAACATAGGTAAATGCTGATGACCAGACATGCTAGTATACATATATGGTATTCCTTTTTGCTCTAAATACCAACTCATAGTTGTAATTGATTTTAATAATCTTATTCTCCAATCTGTTTCACTGTACTGCCAAAAATAATCGTTTGTTGCTGACCTCACTATTCTGTCAATGTTATTTAACACATCATCTGTATATTCTAAGGTTTTATCGAAATGCATTGCATACATGATATCTTCAATGTCACTAAGTTTTAAACTACTACGTTTCCTTTTATCTGACGGGTCTTCTAATTTATAATGGTTACACATATTTCCCCATCGTTGTACATAGTCAACATACACTTCTTTTCTGTGCATTGCTGTCCATTGTATCATAACTGCATCAACTTGATTGTGTTCAATATACTCAATAGCCTGCCTACAAATTTTATCGTTACTGTTGCCGCCTATTGCTATGTTTTTAACTGTATAATCTGGCATTCTAGATACTAGTTGATTGGGCCATACATAATCAGGCTGTGGTGCTAGTTCGCCAGTATCTTCATCATGAATCTTTTCATGACCTCCAGTCCAACTGCATCCATTTGTTAGTAATATTTTTTTCATAACATTTTTGCCTGTACTCTGTTCTTAATCTTATTACTACTTGCATATTTTACAATACTAGCAAGTGTAAGAAGTCTGCCATACTTGTTTACTGCATCGGCGGCGTCTTTACATTCTTTGCTCCAAGGTGGAAAACTTACTTCCCATCCTAATTCAATTGCCTGCTCAATAAGTTCTTTACCTGCTTCATCTCTATCAGGACAAAGTATAACACGTTTATTTAGTTTGTCAATAAGATGTGCTTGTTCACTAGTGACTCCATTACCTAACACACTAATACCATCTACTAGTATAGCATCAAATACACCTTCAACTACAACAACAAAGTCTCTGTCGCTGTCAACAAACTTATCTATGTTAAACACATATCCGCTTTGCATGTTTAACAAATATTTTGCAGTTTCTTTATTAGGTGGATTAATATGTCTGCCAGTCCAACCAACTAATTGATTGTTATACATAAAAGGTATGGTTAGTCTGGCATTGTACATACTGTTATTGATGTGCAATAATGGAAAGTGTCCTAGTAGACCACGTTCAATAGCATATTTTTTCACTTTGTGGTCATCGGGTAAGTCTTCTACTAATGTAGTTTCATCTGGTAGTGTATGTGTTTTAAAACTAGCCGCTGTATAAACATAATCACTAGTATCTTCTATTTCTAATTCTTCACCATGTTTCATTAAATCCAATACAACTTTGTGTATAGCAGTAATTGGTACGCCTAATGTTTCACATAACTTTTTATACTTTCCGCCTAGTTTAGGACTTGGTGCCCAGCCAGTTGTAAAGCCACAGTTAAAACAATGATAACTTATTTTAGAATTACTTTGTATTACACCGCCACGTTTTCGTTTGTCAGAACACATTGGACAATTAAATGTAGTCCAGCCACTAGGAGTTTTGCCATTGTTTAACGGCAAATTGTCCATAAGTAATCGATGTACGTTGTCTACGAGTTCATGATGATGCATAACAAAACTATTATAACACCATTCTATGTAAAGTCAACTAATTTCTTAATAAAACTTTATCAAAAGATCCTGAGGTTTTAGCAAATTTAACTCTAACCCAATTGGTATTGACTTTGAAATTGAAAGCATCAACTCCGTTATATGCTGAAACGTAAGGAACAACAGATTGTCCACCGTCTCCTTGAACGTTAATGTCATACCAATCATTATCTTGTGTTGGTGTACTAGATAAAGCAGAACCTTGTATAGTAACATTACCAACAAAATTAGTCATATACATACCAATAGTATGCTGACTATGTTTAAAGTTTTGGTCTTGGTTGCCATACATTGCACTAGTAACAAAAACATTTGACCCTTGGTCTTGGAATGTTGTTTGTGTTTGCGTTGCAATAGGTTCATATTCTAGTTGACTTCTAATTTCTAAGTCTGTAATAATTCTGTCGTTTTGATTTGCATACAAAGGACTTTGTGTTACGCCACTGTCACTGCTTTCACTGATGCTAATTTGATATAACCCTTGGCTTAAATCTGCTAAATCTCCTGGGACAAAACTTAGTTTTGCTTCTCCAGTAGTTCCGCTATTAATTAATTCAAGTTGTTTGAACACAACTCTCTTATTTGTGTTTGGGTTTATAACACTAGCATACAATGTTTTACCTGTTAAGTTTTGTAAAACTCTGTCTCTATTTCTCACAAAAAAGTTCAATTGAGAATCGAACCCTTTGTGTACTGTTAGTTTATTTTGATTCATTGGTCTATTGTCCACTGTTATTCCGTCAGACGTTAATACTAAGTCAATTGACGGGTTACCTAAAATGTATAATGTATTTGTACTACCATACGACATATTTTATCTTCCATTTAATATATGTATTTATCTTAGTTAGTTATAAATATGATTGATGACTACACACAATGATTTACAAGAAAAATTCCCATTCCTTACAGGTTTAGAGTTTAATGGTACCGAATACGTTGGTATTGTTCAAAATAGAGACGTTCAAATTATAAGTTTTTACGATATAGAAAAATGTAGAAATAATGACGAACGCAAATTAATGTTAGAACATGCTGATTTATGGTGGTGGGAGTCTAACAGGATGTTACCAATTGATGTTTTTCTATTCCAAGAAATGCAAGAATTCAGTCATTGTTTAAGAACGTTTATGAACAAAGAAACTGAGATTTTGTTTGGGCCTGTTACAAGTATGCAAAACATACTTAAGAAAAGAATTAAAAGACGCAGTATTCAGTTAGTAAAGAAAATTCCTAACGAATAGTACCTGCTTGTTCCACAATTAGATTCAACTGTACAGCAATTAATGTTGCATAACCAATTGCATGACTTCTCTTAAAGAAGTAATCCTCTGTTTTTTCCCAAACATCTTTTTCAATTATTTCCCATGTATTGCCGACTAAGTGTCTTTTACCTGGTCTAATCATTGCAAGTATCATTGCCAACTGTTCTATACTTGTAGGCATGTGTTGTTTAATAATTTCGTAGTGATTACCAATATGGAATAGTTGTTCTACTATTTCTTTATGACCAAACAACTCCCACATAGGCTCTTTGTTTAAAAGTTTATCTAGATGTGCTTCATCTTGAATGCCTTCATACACATGGTTGTTTAGAAAGTCAACTTTAAAGTAACCTAACTCTTCTGCTTCTTTGTGGTCTATTGTACTAAATCCTTCAAGAGGAAAGTTTGGAATAGGTTGGAAATAGACACCCGTGTTGTGTTTTTCAAATTCGCCATCACGTTTGATACTAGCAGGAATAACATCAACAAGTTTTAAAAACTTGTCTCTGTCTGCCATATCAATGTCTACATCAAAGTTTATTTTCATTATATAATATCTGCAATCTTGTCTGCTAGTTGTATAAACCAGTCAGCGTCATGTCCTTTAGTTGTTTCAGCCGCAGTACCTAATCTGATACCACTTGTTTCTGTGAAACTTCTTGGGTCATCTGGAATACCATTTTTATTAACAGTAATACCTGACGCCTCTAATTGGTCAGCCGCATCTTTTCCGCTAATTCCTCTATTTGTTAAATCAAGTAATATTATATGCGAATCTGTGCCTCCTGTCAAGCAATTAAATCCGTTTGCTGTAAGTTGGTTTGCAAATTCTTTAGCATTATGTAAAACATTGTGGGCATAGTCTTCGAACTCTTTTGTATTAGCCTCTACAAAACATTGAGCCTTTGCGGCAATCATATTCATTAATGGTCCGCCCTGTGTTCCTGGAAAGATTGCACTATTAATACGTCTGCTGTATTCTTCGTTGTTCCACAGTATAATACCGCCCCTAGGACCGCGTAACGTCTTGTGTGTTGTACTTGAAACTACATCAGCATACTGAATAGGACTATCGTAACACTTGCCTGCTATAAGACCTGAGTAGTGTGCCATGTCAACAAGTAAATATGCATTTACTTCGTCTGCTATTTGTCTAAACTTAGCCCAATCTATTTGCCTTGGATATGCACTAGCACCTGCTATAATCATTTTAGGCATAACTTCTTTTGCTTGATCCATTATAGCATCGTAATCTAAATAGCCTTCTTGATTAACACCATAATGGTGTGCTTGGTAAACTTTACCTGATATGTTTGGAGTACTTCCGTGACTTAAATGTCCACCACTTGCTAAATCCATACCTAGTATTGTATCACCAGGTTCTAAAAATGCTTGGAATACTGCTGTATTGGCATTAGCACCACAATGTGGTTGTACATTAGCAAAGTTGCAACCAAACAGTTTAGTAACTTCTTCGATTGCCATAGTTTCAATTTCATCCATATGACTGCAACCGTTATAGTAACGTTTACCTGGATAACCTTCAGCATACTTATTTGTAAATATACTTCCGCTCAATTCCATTACTGCTTCGCTGGCATAGTTTTCACTTGCTATAAGCTCGATGGTATTATCTTGTCTTTTTGATTCTCGAGCAAGAATGTCTTTTATTAGTACATCCATTTATCTGTAACTGCCTATCATCTTGGGACCTTTTGTTATAAACTCTAGCCCAGCCATGTTACCCACATAAATTTTATGTTTAGGGTCGTATTGTAAATTTACCTTAACAGTATTCATAAACACAGACATATAACTTTCTGGTTTAAAGTCACCAATATCTACTTCTAATGTTTTTCCATTATCTGTGCATTCTACCATGCATTCTTTTGCGTACGATTCATTCATTTATTTTCCTATTTTCATTTTGTCTAACATTTTTTTAGAATCAAACAATGCTTTAAGCGGATTGTCGTCATCTAATTCTTTTAACACATCTATTAGTGTTACTAAATCTTTTAATGTATTCTGATTAATTACAACATCACCAACTGTAAGTGTTTGGTTACTTAAAAAGTCTGTATTAATAGTTATGTTATCATCATCACCTGTTAATGTAAAAGTGTCTGCTATTGTATCTGATGAAACTGTAATAGTATCCGTAGTACCCATACCACCACTTAAAACTGTTGTGTAAAAATCTTCTGATTCGTATTTATTCATCGTTAAAAACCTCATTTGCTAGTGGAAAAATCTTACTAATAACATCGGCACATGCTTTTGCAATTTCGATGTGTTCTAATTGTGTACCATTTGCACCTCTTAACTCGATGTAGTGTACCCAACTTCTTAATGTACCATTAACATACAATCTACTAACTGTATTGCCTTCTGGTAATACTGCTCTTGCTTGTTCTTTAGCAATGCCATTATCGATAGCCCAGTTGTATGCGTCTAGTGAAGCATTGATGACATTGCGTTGCTTGTTTTCCCACATTGCTTGTAACTCTGCATCGTCAGTAGCAACACTATTCTGCCTATTTTTAGGATCTTGCAGTCTTGCTTCACGTACTTCAAAGTCTAAATCTTTAGTTGGATCTGCATAACGTTGACTGAACTCTTGGAAACTAAAACTTCTATGTCTTAGTATTTGCCTAGCAATGTCTCTTGTTGTTTCTATTTCTAAACACGCACTAACCATTTCTAGTGGAGACCAATGTTTGTGCTTCATCAAATACTTAATAAGTTTTTCACTTGTTTCACTATTCATTTGACCTTCTGGGTTACTAACCCTGGCACAAAAAGCCACAAGTTCTGTTGCACTTGCACTATCAATGATATGGCTTCCATCTGATTTACTATAACTGATTAAATTTACGTTCATATATTTGCGTCCTTACACGTTTGTTTTATTTGTTTTACTTCTTCCTTGGATGCTGTAAAGAGTTTCATCCAGAATGGAGGATCAATCATGTCCTCAATTAATTTTACTTGTTCATCGTTAAATCTTTCTAAAAGATTATTTCCTGTACTGCTTAAATAAATTACCCATGGACTAACTTTAGCCGACCTTATATCATGTACTGCTCTACTAGGACTTACAGTTGTAAAATAGTCTTGCCATTTCTCTCCAGTATCTTCACTCCATTTAGCCAAGTATATAATAGTTCTTTCTAATGCTCTAAGACCTGGTTCTTTTCTACAATACTCTTTAACAAATTTGTCGTATTGTCTATCGGATGTCCATACTTTTAGTTTAACACCATTTTTAATTAACCACTCTGTAAACTTTTCGGGTTCTAGCCATTCATTAACTGTACAACTTCTACCAAACTTTACAAAGGCTTCATAGTACTGACTCATAATAAAGTCTTCTATAGTCTTAGGTTTTGTTGCACTAGTATTAATATCATAAAACATTTGAAATGCTCTGTGACCTAAACGTATATGGCTCATATCTTTATCTGCCCAACGTCTTTTCTTTACACACATATGGGCCGCAAGTGTAGATTCGCTACGGAATTCTTTGTTGCACCATTTACATTTCATTTAAGTATCTCTTTTATTTCTTTATCTGTATAAGCATGAGCCTGGAAAAAATATTTAAGTTCATCTTTATCATTTATACTTAACAATAAGTCTATTTCATCTTGTCTAATATGTGGATATATTTTTGCAATAGCATCTGATACTTTGTTTTTCTTTCTTTTACTGTTAGGTGGCTTTATGTAAGGGTGGTGTTGTACTTTGCCACTACCAACTGCTGTCATAAGTAACCATTGTAGTTCAGGGTGTTTGCTTATATCACTAAACTTGTGATTAACTAATTCATTTACCATCCAAATATAGTCTGGTGCTGATCCGCCTTGCACACTACTAGCATATCTCATCATCATCCAGGCACTAAAAGCCTTCTTTTGTTCAGCAGTAAGATTATTATACCAGCCACGGTCTTTTTTATCTATGGCTTTCATAACTTCTGCTAAAGGTATTTGAGGTTTCTTTGCCATTAGTCTCCTTTCTGCTCTTGATTTTTAATAAATTCTGCTACTTTTTTACTTTGCTCGGCTATCTTTTTTGCTTGATCCTTAATTTGTTTTTCTTCAAACTTTAATTTGTGTTTTTGCTGTTCTTGTGTCATGCTGTGAACTCCTTTATATAATATTCTTCACCATCTGCTACTGTATCATGCCAATCAGTATTTGCATTCTCATCTGCATTATCACTGACATATTTAAAGCATCTAAAATTTACATCTGCCTGTTTACACGCCTTTGCTATTGCATAGGCTTCCATATCAACTACATCTGCAATAAGGTCTAACTTATTTACATCTGTTACAAAGTTATCTCCTGTACTACAACACATATCTGCTATGTCTCCATTTAATATACATACGCCTTCTTCAAAAGGTGTTTGACCTGAATCAAATCCTAATTGACAGCACATCATATCACGTTGTACAAAGTTTTTAATTTCATGTATGCCACTTGATACACTAATACCACCTGCTGTACCAAAGTTCCAAACATTTTTAGGATTATATCTCTCAATTAATCTACCAGCAGTAATTCCAGCATTAACTTTTCCTACGCCAGTAAAAAATACATTATCCCATGATGCCATGTTAGGTGCTTCTTGTTCTAATGCAATTAATATAATATCATTCATCAAATTCTACAACACTATAAGTTTCTATTCCACAATACTCCGTTAGTTTAGCAGTTCCTTGTAGGAAAGTCAAGTCAATTACACAGGCATATTTAATATCCATTACCTTAAACTCCTGTAAGAGCTCAAATATAGCACTTGCAGTTCCACCCGTAGCACTTACATCATCTATAATACAAACGTTGCTGTTAGGCCCTAATTTTGCGTCCTGCTTTATGTTTAAGTTTGTTTCTGCGTACTCATATGTAAAGTGATGTGTATGCAAAGGTCCTGGAAGTTTACCTGGCTTACGAACAATGTGTAAAGGAATACTTAATGCTAGTGCCACTGGAGCACCCCATAGAAATCCTCTGGCGTCTGGTGCCACAATATCTGTTGCGTTGATACTCCTGCAATATGCAACTATCTTATCTACTGTATATTGAAATGCTTTTGGATTTTCTAATATACTAGTAACGTCTTTGTATTGGATTCCTTTAACAGGAAAATCTGGTACTGTTTTTATGACTTTTTTAAGATTCATTCTCAAGTTCCCACTCTAATGTATCCTCATAGTCTTCCCATTCTGCAGATAAGTCTGCTGTTTCTGGATCGACATATTCGTCTCTCCATTTATCAGTAATCCAGCCTACTGCGGCTTCGTAACTTTTACCCATTGTGTCGTTGTAGTCAAAATTTGCTTCTAGCAAAGTTTTATCATACCAGACATCTTCTACAAAATCACCTAAGTGTGTTTCTACAATACTAAAAACTAACTTGTTAGGATCAAAAGGTTCATCTGAATCAGCGAACCAAGTAGCAAAGCCACCTTTTTCTGCACTATGGAAAAGCATTACACCTGTACAACCGTCTGGTGTTTCATCATATACTTCACTTACTTCAGTATTGACGTATGCGGCTTCTCTGCCTTTTAGTGTATGCCCATCTGTTGTTACTTCGTTTTCATCGTATGCATATTGATCCTCTGAGTCTGATATATCACTAATAACAAATCCACCATCTGCATAAGCATTATTAATATGCTCGTAATCATCCATTTCATACCAGCCGTCAATTTCATTACCATCGTCAAGGATGTTTGGAGAATTTTTATCTAGTTCTTCATCATCATCGGTCCAATCACTAAGTGAAAGTACATGAGGTATAAAAGTTTCGTATGCTCCTTCCTCTTCTATTTTAGGAAGCCAGTAATTTACAAACTCTGGAGTAACTCTGCCTACTGCAAGTTCACCACCATATCTTCCGCCTTCTATTCTAAATTTATATTTTGCCATTTTTTTCTCCAGTTTAATCTAACAAGTTCCCAATATCAATCTCTTGGGGTATTTTGTTTGCTTCTTTAACAAACATAGCACATGCAGGGTTGTCTTTACTTTCTAAAGGTGCTAACAACATGTGACCATTTTTTAATTTAGGAAAGAACCATTTAACGTCTTGAAAGATATTTGTAATCTTAACTTCATGACATTCTAGTAGTTTCCCACTTAAAGGATTCAACGTTGCTGTTAAAAATCCTCTATTATTTAAACTTGTTAGTGGCAATACTTCTATCCCACTTAAATCTTCATCTGTAATTACAATACTCCAATCCATTGGCATTTGTATATTGTATTCGCCTATCTGTAAACATATTGCAGGAGCATAAAAACTCTCCAAAAAGATTAAAGGTAAAAAATAGTAATCCATCCATTCAGGATCACTAGTATCAAATACACCAAACCTAATATCATCTATCTCATCTGGTACATTATCTATTTCATATACGGTATTATCAACTGTTAAAATTTTCATTTATACTCCACTTTGGTAATTTGAAAAGGGAATCCTTGTTCTTTATAGAATGCTTTTCTTTTTGTTAAATGTCGTTTACTATATTTTAGATTGCTAGTAATGTCGACAACATTAAGATAATCTTTATCCTCTGCTTTACGGATTCCTCTACCGATACTTTGTATAACCCTTACAAAACTTTTACCTGGCTCTAAAAGAACTAAGTTAAAAATTCTAGGTATATTAATACCGACCGCCGCAACACCGTAAGTTGCAACTATTACTTTATCGTTCATTTCAGATACTTGGGCGTACTCAGCCTGCCTATCTTTGACTTTCATCTCCCCACTAATGAATACCCAATCCGGATTCTTGTCCATTAGTAATTCACCTGTTGCTATTCTATCTATTAGCACAAGAGTGTTACCAGAAGAACTAAGTCCTTTTACGATATCACTTATGTGAGTAACTCTGGGGTCGTCTGTTACAAGCCATTTAAGTTCTTGTGCATAGTTATTAAATCCTAATACACCGTCTTGTAATTGAAATATGTTAATGTCTAAGTTTGCTAACACACCTCTGTCTTGTAATTCTTTACTACTTAAATTTCCTATTACAGGACCTAAACAACAAGTACAACCTATTGCTTCAAATTCATCCTGAGGTATTGTGCCTGTTAGTCCCCAACGAATAGGAACATTAGCAAACACACCACCCAATAAATTTCTTAATACATCTGCTTTTGCTTTATGGACTTCATCGACCATTATACAAACAACACCATCTAAGAATTGGTCTATAGGAAAATCTGCTTCATACTTTTTACTTTTCTTTTCTAGTATTGCTAGACTTTGCCAAGTACATATTGTATGAGTTTTATCAAACTGTTTCCTATCACCAAATAATACACCAACATCTAGACCTAAATTTTTATAGTCTCTTTCTGTTTGTACAACTAAGTCCTTATTAGGTACAATAACTATTGTACGCCCATATGGCTCACACATATTACTTAAGGCGGCTGTTATGAGCGTCTTACCGGCGCCTGTAGCCACTTCTTGTAAACTTTGTGGATTTGCTAAAAACTCGTTTATAACTTCTACTTGATAATCTCTAAGTATAACAGGTTCTCCTTCTGCTGGATGACCTTTGGGCCAAGCAACATTTTCATACTTAGTATCTTCAATGGGCTCGAAAGAAAACTTCCATTCTGCTCGTTGGTCTTGAATCTCTATTTCATAACCATCTTGTTGCACAATAGGAAGTAATCTATCTAACAGATTCATATATGTTCTACCGCCAATATCACAGTACCTAACACAACCATCCCATCTGCCTAACTTGTAAGCAGGCATGTGATATGCATAAGGTAAGAAATACTTGGCGGCGTCAGAAATTTTACGTCTAGTACTTGGTGCTAAACCAACGAACCTAACGTTCACTTCATCTCTAATTTCTAGAACACATTTACCCATAATTTATTATACTACCATTTCCTATTGATTGTCAACTGAAATTCTCTACCTTGACTAGAATAGCCTGGTAGGACCTCTACTTCTTCGTCTAACACGTTCTTGACATTAAGTGATAGTTGTACCATGTCATTAAATGTTTTAGTGTAGCCGAAGTTTAATTTTTCTAAGTCTTCTAACTCTGCACCATCATATGGCCCAGGCTTTCTATCGTATGTACCTGTGTAAGAAGCATTAACATTATGTGTACCAAAGTCTTGGTCATAACTTAATACTGCAACATACTTGGGTACTCGTGCTTGTATAGTGTCTGTTGCTTTAAGCATTACACCAAAGTTGCCAAACATCTGTGCATACCTAATACCTTTTGTGCTGTATGCACCTGTATTATAATACTTTGCATTAGTCCAAGTAGAAGTTGGTTCTTCACCTTCAGCAATAATGTCCGGAGTTGAAAAGCCTGACATGTACTCAATTGATTCTTCAAAGTCATATACAAATACACTTAGTACTCCAAATCCTAGTTCATAGCCTACTGCTTCTTCTGGCCCTAAGTTTGGATTAGCATCTACATAACTGTCTCCAAAAAGTTCATATAAGTTAGGTCGTCTGTAACTTGTACCAACGTTAAAAAATAATGGTCCTTTTTCTACACCAAATCTCATAGCATCTTGACCTTCGTTACCT